ACGAGTCCACAAATACCTGCTAAACGGCGACCGGGTGATGGAGGATTGCGGATACCTACCGGGGTCGTGCCTGCCCGTGATCCCGGTCTACGGCAAGCGGTGGTATGTCGATAATATCGAGCGCTGTATGGGCCATGTTCGCCTAGCTAAAGACGTACAGCGGCTTAAAAACATGCAACTCAGCAAACTCGGAGAGATCAGCGCGTTATCCACCGTGGAAAAACCGATCCTGACCGCAGAGCAGGTAGCCGGATTCGAGGACATGTGGGCCGATGACAACATAAAAAATTATCCGTATCTTCTCACTAACCCCATTATCGACGCCAATGGCAATATTCAGCCTGCAGGGCCTTTGGCATATACCAAAGTACCGCAAATCCCCCCGGCCATGGCGGCCCTGCTGCAAATCACCGAGCAAGATATGCAGGACCTGTTGGGCAACCAGCAAAACGCCGAAGAGATCCATCCGAACGTTTCCGGCAAGGCCATCGAGTTGATTCAAAACAAACTCGACATGCAGTCTTTTATCTATATGAGCAACATGTCCAAGGCCGTGAAGCGCTGCGGTGAAGTATGGCTGTCAATGGCCAAAGAAATCTACGTTGAAGAGGACCGCTCACTAAAGATCATGACGCCGCAAAAAGACGTGGATTCAGTACAACTCATGGAACCGAGGATAAACGAAGAAACCGGTGCTATGGAGTATGCCAACGACTTTGCCCAGGCCAAATTTGATCTCATCGTGACTGTCGGGCCATCAACGGCCAGCAAACGAGCCGCGACGGTTCGCGCCCTTACCGGCATGCTCCAAATGACCACCGACCCGCAGGACCAGGCCATCATCAGCGCCATGGCCATGATGAATATGGAGGGCGAAGGCATTGACGAGATCCGGCAGTACTACCGCAAAAAATTAATACAAATGGGCGCACTGGAGCCGAACGAGCAGGAACAACAGGAATTACAGGCCCAGGCCCAGGCCGCCCAGCAGCCTAATGAGCAACAGCAATTGATGCTGGCCATGGCCCAGGAAGCCGCCGCAAAGGCGCAGAAAGCCCAGGCCGATACGGTCTATACTGCCGCAAGGGCCGAAGAAACCAAAGCCAAAACAGCGGAAACATTGTCTAAGATGAGCCGTGAGGAGCAAAGAGCCACGGTGTCATCCATAAAAGATCTTACAGAAATGCAGAATCAGGCGACCATGCCGCCGCAAAATGTATGAGGGAAATGTATCTATGGGTACAATTACAGAAATTATACCGGGAACCGACGAAGATCAGAACGTTGAGCCGCAGGACATCGGAGAAGACGAGACCCCCGAGCCTGAAGAGGACGGTGTAGACGATCAGGAACCGGAACCGGATGAAGCTGATCAAGATGAAGATGATGAGGACGTTGTAACCATAGGCGACGAAAAAGAAGACGAAGCGCCCGCAGATAAGACCCCGGCGTGGGTCCGCGACCTTCGCAAGCAGTATCGCCAAATAAAACAGCGAAACCGTGAACTTGAACAGCAAGTACAGCAATATCAGGCTCCGGCGGTCAACGAGCCCGGTCCCAAGCCGACTTTAGAGGGATGCGACTATGACAGCGACCAGTACGAGCAGAGATTATCCGACTGGTACGAAACAAAACGCAAATCCGAAGAGGCAAAGGCCGAACGAAAGGCTCAAGAGGAGAATCAATTAAAGGCGTATCAAGAAAAAATAGCGGCATATCAAGAGAAGAAAAAAACCTTGAAAGTCCGCGATTATGAAGACGCTGAAAGCCTGGTCGAAGACACCCTGTCTATTGCCCAGCAAAATATCATTATCGAGGGCGCCGACAACCCGGCTCTGTTGGTTTACGCCTTGGGAAAAAACCCGGAGAGGGCCAAAAAGCTGGCCGAGATTCAAAATCAAGTACGCTTCGCATTCGAAGTAGCCAAACTGGAAAAGGAGCTTAAAGTGTCGAAAAGAAAGCCAAAAACGCAACCGGAAAAATCAATTAAATCAACCGGATCTCTTACCGGCACTACCGACCGAACACTTGACCGGCTACGAGAAGAAGCCGCTCGAACCGGGGATATGTCCAAGGTTATGGAGTATCGCCGCAAGAAGAAAAGGGCGGCGGCCGGATAGAATATAAAGGGGAAATCCCATGAGTGATTTCAGCAAAGAGGAAAGAGTAGCGTTTGAAGATATTTTGGAGGGGTTTGAAGACGCGCTGGTTATCTCCCGCAACGTTGCAAAATACAATGTGGGCGATACCATGAGCGAGCGCGCCAATGATATTATTTGGAGGCCCATGCCGTACATCGGCGTTTCCTACGCCGGTACTGATATGACTGCCAATTTTCAGGATTACACCCAGCTTTCAGTCCCTGCAACGCTCGGATACGAAAAATCCGTACCGTGGATTATGACGTCCAAAGAACTGCGGGATAAACTTCAGGAAGGCCGTTTGGGAACCGCCGCATACCAGAAGCTTGCCTCGGATGTAAACGTGGCCGTAACCAATGTTGCCGCTCTCCAGGGAACCCTGGTGGTAGACGTAGCCACGGCCGCCACAGGCTTTGATGATATCGCCGAATTCGAAGCCGCGATGAACGAAACCGGCGTGGCGCAAATGGATCGATACGCCGCACTGTCTACCCGCGATTACAATAACATGGCAAGTAACCTGGCCGACCGTGGAACCGTACAGGGTAAAGTATTAAACGCATACGAAAAGGCCCGTATCGGCATGCTGGCCAGCTTTGACACCTACAAATTGGACTATGCCTATTACCTTGCCGCCGCAACGGCTACCAGCGTTGAAATCGACGGCGCGAACCAATACTATACTCCCCAGGCCACCAGCACAGCGACAACCGGCGAAACCAGCAACGTGGATAACCGCTATCAAACTATTTCCGTCACGGCTACGGGCACCATTGCCGCCGGCGATTGCTTCACCATCGAAGGCGTTAACAGCGTGCATCAGATCACAAAGCAGGACACCGGACAGCTTAAAACTTTCCGCGTGATAACCGGCACGACCGGTGACGGCGACATCGTTATCTCTCCTCCGATTATCTCCGGCGACGGCGGCACCGATGCCGAGCTGCAATATAAAAACGTCACGGCAACACCGGCCAATGATGCGGACATTACTTTCCTCAACGTGGCCGCAGCCTACGCAAACCCTTTCTGGTACAAAGACAGCATTGAAATCCGCCCCGGTCGATATGCCGTTCCGACAGGATCAGGCGCCGCAGTCATGCGGGGGACCACGGATAACGGCCTGGAAGTGGTCATGACCAAATTCTTCGATATCAACACACTGAAAGTAAAATTCAGGCTTGATATCACTTTCGGGGTGACGATGCTAGCGCCGGAGATGGCAGGAATAGCGCTCTTCGGCCAAACTTAGTAGTAATATCAAGTACTTATGAACTATGACGCTTGGCTGGATGAAAAGATCAAAGCGGTTGTCGAACATGGTTTGACTACCGAAAATGCAATTGAATACATCCGGCAACTGGCGATCTATTCGGGGCACCCGGCCAGGCGAACATCAATCGAAGAAAAAATCAGGAGCATAAAAAATGCCGTGCGGACGAGGGAAAAAAGGCAAAGGTAAAGGCAAAGGCAAAGGTACGGGTAAATGAAAAAAGAGATGATCAAAGTCTACCGCAGATCATCGCCGCGAACCGGCAGACCATATGATTCCATGATGATCTTGCGGAAAAACAAAAGCCAATATTTAGCCGCCGGTTATACGTTGAGCCCACCGGATGAAGATATTCCGGAAGAACCGGATTACATACCACCATCGATGCTGTCATCAGAACAGATTGAAGAGATCCGCAATGCGCCTGGTACGCAGAAACAAGTGGCTGCCCGGTATCATATTTCGACTTTTACGTGCCATAAAATCAAGAGTGGTAGGTTATGAGCTGGACAAAAAGACAATTCGTTCGGCAAGCGTTTTCAATCATTGGCTTGGCAGATTATGACTTCGACCTTCAGGCGGAGCAACTCCAAAACGCCATGTATTTATTGGATAGCATGATGGCGGTCTGGAATGCAAAGGGGCTGCTGCTTTCCTATCCGATCCCTACCAGCCCCGAAGACGGCGACCTTGACACCGAAAGCAACGTTCCGGATCGGGCCAACGAAGCGGTTTACACCAACCTTGCATTGCGGATCGCGCCGACGCTCGGCAAACAGGTGTCGCAGGATCTCAAGGCCCAAGCATGGTACGCCTACAACGGACTGCTCTCATGGGCTAAAGCTTATCCGCGTGAAATGTCTATGCCAGTGACTATGCCGTCCGGCGCCGGGAACAAGCCCTATCGCTATGATGGCGATGAATTTTTAGATCCTGCGGCTGAACCTGCGCCGCCATGGGGGGATTAATGGGACGATATATTAATCAGCTTACAGCGCTATCCAGCCTGTCCGCAGGAGACAATATCGCCGTCGGCAGCAGCGCAAATGGGGATGACCGAAGGGCGTCATTGACCGTACTGACAAACTATTTGCAGTCGGCTCTAACAATCGTGGACGCATTGGCATTTGCGGAGTACACGACGCAGTATGCCGCCCCTTCAGCCACGGGGCAGAACATACAGGTAACCGATGCGGATGACAATATCCATTTAATCATTACGCCGGTGGCCGGTTACGCGGCGATGACGATCACTTTGCCGACCTCGACGAACCTCGTGGACAAGCAAGACATTTTGGTTAATTGCACCCAGGCGATAACCACACTGACCGTGGCGGGCAATGGGGCCACGGTGGCCGGCGCGCCTACTACCTTAGCGGCTAATGCCTACTTTCGGCTAAAATACGATTTACCCGGCACGACCTGGTACCGGGTAGGATAACAGGAGACAAAATGACGACGATAATTTATCCCTATGGTACCAAAGAGTTTACGATAACCGCCGGGGAATACGCGACTATCGCGGCTTTGGAAGGCGATGCAAAAATCTATCTCGGTGTCGATGATCCCAATATGCCGCTTACCTACAGCTACAGTCAAACCCTGGACCAAAGCCAGGTTACGCTTGGCACCTACTCATCCGATAAAGCTGTCAGGGTCGAAGCGGGGCCCGGCAAGGTACTTTATGACACCGGATCAAGCCCGTCTATTGCCGAGGTCGTCAATACTTTAACTCCCGCAGGCACGACTTCGACCACGAGCGGCATACTGACCGCCGGGGGATTGTTTGCTTTAAATGCCGCCCAGGTGTTGGACATGAACGATACAACGGTGCAACTCACCGTTGATACCGGCGCACTGGCCGGAACGCTTCTAACATCCAATGTGCTGCGGGTTGATCCCAACAGCGGCGGCGCAGGAGAAGATTTAGAGCTGCCGCCCGAAGCGGCCGCCGCCGGACTTGTGCTTTGGATTTACAACACCGGAGGGGAGAACATCGTAGTAAAAGATGACTCCGGCGTAACAACCATCGACACCATTGCCACTACCGAATTCGGCTTTTTCTTATGCGACGGCACCGCCTGGCACGGCATGAACGCGGCCTAAAATTATGCAGATATCAATCATCCCCGGCATATATGCGGACAGCAACGTGGATTTTAGAAAGCAATATCCGCGCAACCTGATCCCGGTGGCGTTTGACTCCGGCATCAGTCAAGCCTATCTGCGCCCTGCCGAGGGGATCACATCGATGGCAAGTACCGGCCTTGGTTGCGACCGGGGGGGCATCAATTGGGACGGCGTTTGCTATCGGGTGATAGGGAGTAAATTCGTCAGTATCTCCGAAGGCGGCGTCGTGAATGTCATCGGTGATGTCGGGGGAACCGATGATTGGGTTAAAATGGATTACTCTTTCGACTATCTCGGCATTGTCTCCGACGGCAAATTCTGGCTTTACGATGGTGCGACACTAACCCAAAATACCGATGTGGATTTGGGGACCGTCTATGATGTGATTTATGTGGATGGCTATTTCATGTTGACCGACGGCGAGTTTCTAATCGTTACCGAACTCGGCAACCCATTTTCGGTCAACCCCCTCAAATACGGATCTTCCGAAGTCGATCCTGATCCCATCGTCGGTTTGCTCAAAGTCAGAAACGAGCCCTATGCAATCAACCGGCACACAATAGAGATTTTTCAAAACATCGGCGGCGCGGCCACTCAATTCCCGTTTCAGCGGGTGGAGGGTACTCGCATAGATCGGGGGGCCATCGGCACCCATGCGAAGTGCTGGTTTCTTGGCACCGTCGCTTTCCTCGGCGGCGCGCGTAATGAGTCGCCGGGAATATGGTTGGGGCTAAACGCCGACAGCAATAAAATATCCACCCGCGAAGTGGATCAGCTTTTTCAGGACTTCACCGAGGCAGAACTTGCAAACGTTAGAATAGAGCCGCGAGTCGATAAAAATTACCGGCATCTTATGATCCATTTTCCCGACCAAACGCTTGTCTACGATCATTCGGCGAGTCAATCCGCTCAAAAACCCATCTGGCATACATTGGCAACGTCCATCGTTGGTAACTCGCGGTATATGGCCAACAACCTGACCTGGTGCTATGACAAATGGATCGTGGGCGACTGCAACGGCAATGTGGGCTATCTGGATGACTCCGTCAGCACGCATTGGGGCGAAACTATCGGTTGGGAATTTTCAACGCCGATGATTTATAACGAAAGCAAATCAGCCATTATCCATCAAATGGAACTTGTCGGACTGCCTGGCCGGGTGCCGCTGGGAGTCGATCCGGTTATTTGGACTTCGTGGAGCACGGACGGGCAGACGTGGAGTCAAGAAAGAGCAATCAGCGCAGGCAAACAGGGTGAGCGCAACAAACGTCTGGTATGGTTTGCGCAGGGGCATTTCAGAAATTATCGCATACAAAAGTTTCGCGGCACGTCCGATGCCTATCTGTCTTTTGCCCGCCTTGAGGCGCAAATAGAAGGGATGGCTTACTGATGGGCATACCGTTACCGCTTCGACGGGACCAATTGGCGCGTTTTATACCGGATAACGAAACCATACTGCGCTTCCAGAATTTTTTCAGAGCGGTATCCGGCGGCGAAGAAACCGGCGGCATGAGCGCTATTGAATATACCCGTCAGGAACTTGAATTTTACATTATGACCAGGGGCCTTGACTGATGGCGTTAAATTACAGTCTGCTTGCGCAATACAGAGTACCAAATACTATCCCGGTCAGCATCTATCAAAGCGGGACCGGCGAAACCGTGCAGCTATTTATAAAAATAGCAAACGTATCTTCGGCGGCGGCCACGGTGAGGATATTTCACAGCAACGCCGGAAGTACTTACGATGAGACAACCGCCATTGCCTGGGACGTAAAGATTCAGCCGGGTGATTTTTTGGAAGTCGATCATATCTTTGTAGATAACCCTTCCGGCAATATCGCCTATAGATCCAGCGTGGCAAACGCTTTAACGGCAACGGTTTACGGAGTCGTGCGCGTATGAGTCGAATAATACCGCCGCATCGAAACGGCGTGATTGATAATAACAACAGTACATCAACGCCATTGGGCGCAGGGGCCGTCTTTATTGGATCGGCCACTGATATTACTGAAGCCGGCATCATTTACGTTGCAACCTATAGCGACGTAGCATCAGCCACCGATGGCCTTGACGTGCAGCAATCGATTGACGGCACTAATTGGGAGCATAGCGACAGCTATAGTATCAACGCCGGATCAGCTAAAAATTTTGCCGTCAATGCTTATGCCAATTTCGTAAGAGTCGTTTATACCAACGGCGCAGCCCCACAGACGGTTTTTCGTCTGCAGACCAAATTAAATTGTAGCGGCCTTGCAAGCAGCCACCGGGTAAAAGATGATATTACTACCGATGACGATTCGAGGATTGTCAAAGCGGTAGTAATGACCAAGGCCAATGACCTTGATCAATACAAAAACGTCGAACTCAATAATCCAATGCCGGTAAACGGCGGCCAGCTATATCCGCATGACGTAAATCTTACTTACTCAAATATGTATAACTTCAGCGGCAGTGCTATTGACTTGATAGACAACCGCTGGACGGAGATAACCGACACCACCGCAACCAACCCGAAACTGATGCGGATCGAATTCGAACGGCCGATGCAAACCCCGATCATCGGCCTGGTGAGCTACACCGGCACGTTTAGCAATACAGTTATCAAATACGGAGTGTCTAACAGCCCTGCGTACACACTGCTTGACGAAAGCAGTGACGCCACGCTCAAACAGATTGTTATCGCCCCGACTGCGCCGATAACGCTAAATTATATCATCCTCGAGTTTCACACGGCCAATACCGTCACATTAAGCGGCCTCAATCTTGCCAAGGCCGATGCCGCCATAGCGCAGATACAGGGCGTAGACGACAATAACCAACTGGTAAGCGTCGGCGCAACCACCGGCGGCAACCTGCGCGTATCGATCCAAGAGTACGGAGACACGCCGGCAATCGACGCTTTTGACCGTTTGCGGGTAAGTAATCCGTTTACTATTTTCGATAGTAAACAGCTTTACGATAAGCAGCCGCTTTTTTATGATGAGAATATCGGCGGAAGTGCTACAAGTACGCACAGCACAACTAATGCACGCACCCGCATGACAGTTACCGCAAGTGCAAGCGATTATGTAATTAGGCAAACAAAACAGCGGTTTAACTACCAACCGGGCAAATCGGAACTTATCTTTTTGACTTTCTACGGACCCCAGGAAACCGGCTGTACGAAACGGGTAGGATTATTCGACGGCACCGGCGGAACTTATATGACGCCGAATAACGGCATATTTATAAGCATAGAAGAGTCTGATGTTACAATAAATATTGCCAAAAATGGAAGTACTACCGAAAGTATAAGTCAAGCAAGCTGGAACGTTGACCCCATGAACGGCGCCGGGCCATCGGGGATCACCCTTGATCTTGATGCTACACAAATACTAGTATTTGACTTCGAATGGCTTGGAGTAGGCCGCGTTAGATGTGGATTTGTAATTGATGGAATTTCTTATTATTTCCATTACTTCAACCATTCGAATGATTCCACTTTTACTTCTGTTTACATGAGCACTCCTAATCTGCCGGTGAGATATGACATCCAGAGCGACGGCACCGGTGGCGGCGATTTTGATCATATTTGTTGTAGTGTAATATCAGAGGGCGGGGTAGAACTTACCGGAATAAGTAGAAGCATTGATACGCAAAACACGCATCTTGACGCCAATACTGCAGATCAGGCATATGTGCTGTTAGCTCTAAGATTGAAAACCACCCACCTTGATTTAACAGTGCTGCCGCAATCGATGAGCATGTTAAGCGAAACAAACGATAATTTTAAGTGGTTTTTATGCATCAACCCCACATATGCCGGTACTTTGACATACTCTGATATTTCTAACTCAGGATGTCAGAGAGCAGCCGGGGCAACGGCAAATACGATCAGTGCGGAAGGTACGAAACTGGCAAGCGGTTACGCTAGCAGTGCAGGATCAATCGAATCAAATATCGTTAATAATCTCCGAATTGGGAGTCTAATTGATGGTACCAGAGATGAACTTATACTAGGAGTTGTTCCATTAAGCGCCAATGCAGACATCCAAGGTGCGCTTTTATTTCGTGAATTATTATAGGATTACGATGTCTTTACCAATTAAAAACGATCCAAAAGCGATCATGACCAAGGATGTGGTCAACGCTTTAATAAAAACCACCATGGATCTGCCGCAGGCCAACTGCCCGGTGGCGCATTATTTCGGCCCGGGAACCTATATCCGGCAAGTAACATTTCCAGACGGCATCTTTGCTATCGGCCACAAACAGCGTTTCGAGCAGATGAATATCTTTGTGGCCGGCCGTGTGGCCATGGTGCAGCCGGACGGCAGCCTGAAAGAATTAAGAGCGCCCATGATCTTTAACGGCGGCCCGGGCCAGAAGATGGGAATCATCCTCGAAACCGTAACGTGGCTTAATGTCTACCCGAACCCCGACAACTGCCGGGACATCGATATTTTGGAAGGCAGGTTCATAGATAAAGAGGGACCGTGGACCGAAGCGGATCACAGCGAAGACAGAAGCGAAGACCAAGCCGACTATGAAAAGATATCCGCTGAGGTCAAAAGGCTTTTCGACGACATGGAACATGTCGATTTGCCGGAAGCATATTCCTCTGTGATCACTGTGCGCCAAAGTCAGATTCACGGCAAAGGCATTTTTGCAAGCTGGCCCTGGCCGGCGGATACGGTCATCGCCCCATTAACGATCGATGGAAAACCGACGATTTTAAAAAAGTATCTCAATCACTCCAAAAACCCGAACGCTCGAATCGTAAAGGCGCCCAACGGAGCTATGATACTGATGGCCGCAAGAGATATCGCCGGTTGCCGTGGCGGCGATCAGGGCGAAGAGATCACCATAGACTATCGAAACTTATATGAGGTAAAGACATGACCTCCGCAATAACCGCCGCTGGTGTCTCCGTTGTAGGCTCGGCCATTATCGCCAATCAGCAACGTCAGGCCGCCAAAGGAGCTGCAAACGCCCAGGCAAGCGCTACCAAGGCAGCGACCCAAGTCGAACGTGAACGACTCCAGCAGGAGGCCCAACAGTACCAGCAGCAAATGCTTGAATACCAGCGCAAGCAGGCGATGCTTGAAAAGCAGCAGGCGCAAACCCTTACTAACCTGGCCCCATATATCCAGGGCGGCCAGGGGGCGCTTTACGAAATGTTGGCTTTAAGCGGCATTTCCCCACCGGCGGGCGCAACGCCGGGAAGCGGTGACTTCTACCGGCAAACACCGACCGGCGGAGGCCTCGGGATCGGCATAGGGAGCCCGGCGCCGACCGCACCGACAGCGCCCGGTAAAATGGGAATACTTTCCGGCGGCGTGCCTCCGAGCGGAACACCGGACTTTTACAATCAGGCCCAGGCCGAATTTCAGAAAGGCGGCAGGAGTCTAAGCGCCAAAGCCTGGCAAACCACGACACCCGATGCAAGCCCAAGAGCGGCGGCGGCCTATGCATTGCAGAAAGCACGGGAGGAAAACCCCAACGCGACGGTAACCGAACAGCATAATATCGCCAAATCGGGTTTGGCCGGTGATGCCGAGAGAGCATATATCGACGAAAGCCTGGCATCGATGCCGACGGTGGAAACCGCCGCAAACCCTTATGCCGGAATGACCGGCGCCCAAAGCCAGCAAGCGGCCATTGACCGAATTAGTCAAAGCCCCCTTTTGCAAGAGCTGATGTCCCAAGGGGAAACGGGGATACTCCAGAATGCGGCTGCTACCGGCGGCCTACGCGGCGGCAGAACACAGGCGGCCCTGGCGCAATTTCGGCCGCAAATGCTCCAGCAGGAAATCGACAAACAATACGCCCGGCTGCAGGGGTTATCGGGAATGGGCCAACAAAGCATCCTTGGATCGCCTACCACGGCGGTCGGCGCTATGCCGTCTTACAGCGCCAATACCGGCACATTAAGCAACCTTTTGACCCAGGGCGGCGCCATCCAGGCCGGGGGCATTTTGAGCAACGCTCAAAACCAGCAGCAGTTATTGCATGATATTGGCAAGTCCGCCGGTTGGGGACTCGAAAAGTATAGCCAGGGCGGGTTTGTACAGCCGCAGCAAACGCCGACCGCCTTACCTGCATATGCAAATTACGGGATCGGCAATCCAGGAAACTATTAAGGGGGAGTCATGCCGGAACCTTACAACTACTACACGCCGTTTGCAAATCCGCTGGCCGCAGGATTAGCAGGTGTTGACATGGCCCAGCGCCAGCAGCAAAACCGCATGGCGTTGGATCAGCAGCGCATGGCCATGGAAGAAGAGCAACGCAAGCAGCAACGCCGGGAGCAATACCAGCAGGATTTGTTGAAGCTGACCGAGAATCCGTTTTCATCGGCCCAGGATTATATTAAATTACAGTCGATGTATCCCGAAGCCATGGAAGCCATCAAGCGAGTCCAGCAAAGCCGCAGTACGGAGCAATTGCAAAACGATGTCGAGCAGGTGCAAAAGGTGGGCTCCGCGCTTGCCGCCGGTAAAACGGATATCGCTAAAAATCAACTCATGGAATACCGCAACGCTCTCGAAAACAGCGGTAGAAAAAGCGAGTCGGCTAGCCTGGACAATATCATGGAAATGATGGACGAAAACCCGAATGCCGTCGGTATGGAATTGAATAAATATCTGCTTGCGCAAATGGGGCCTCAGGAGTTTACGAGCTATTTTGAACGGGTATCCGGCATCGGATCAGGCATGCCGTCGGTAGTTAAAAGCGAGATCTATCCCGACGGGACCACATTAAACGTTATGAGTCGCGGGACTCCGGTGGTAATCGATGCAAGCGGGGAGCAGTTGAGCGGCCAGGCCGCCGCCGATGCGATCAAAAAGGCGCAGGAATATGGATCTGACCTGGCTAAACGGATTAACTTCAATCGGCAGCAAGGAACCCTAGAGGCCCAAAAGGATTTAAAGGCCGAAGTCGCCGGGGAAGTCAAGCAGGCCGAAAACGCCGCGAAAACTTCCCAGGAGTTTTTCGATAAATACGATAAAATACAGGCAAATATTCGTACTTTGGATGAGGGTATCAATATAATCGAAAACGGCATTAAAGAAGGTAGAGATCTTGGAGTGGGGCCGATCAGGAAATATTTTCCGTCCTGGGGAGTGGCTGCAAATCAATTGAAAAATGTATCCGGCAGGTTAGGCCTTGATGTTGTCTCTTCGGTCACCTTCGGAGCTCTCAGTGAAGCGGAACTTAAAATGGCGATGGACACCGCCATGCCTGTTAATTTAAAGGGCCGGGCACTTTTGGATTGGATGAAAGGCAGGAAGGCGGCGCAGGAAAAACTCTCTGATTATTTAAGCAGTGCGGCGCAATTTATCGGATCGCCCAAAGAGGGCGGCGGAGTCAATACAGCCGCCGATTGGATGGCAATTAATCAGGCAAGAAAAAAACCGGCGCCGAAGCCTGATCTTAAAAATCAATCCACCGCCGATCTATTTAAGCAATTACAAAACACCATGGGGCAATGAAATGCCTGATCAATTAACACCGGAGCAAGAAGCCCTGATAAAAGAGTTAAGCGGCCGAACTGATTTGAGCCCGCAGCAAAGAGAGATCGTTAACGAATTGATGTCTCGGATCGCACCGGAGCCTGATCAGAAACAGCCGGTAGAAACCGAACCGGCTGAAACATTTTTAGGCCGCGTGGCGCGAACGGCCAGGCCTTATTTACAGGCAACCGGAGCAACCGGCGGTGCAATTATCGGTGCGGGCAGCGGCCTTTTTACCGGGCCGGGCGCCGTTGCGGCCAGCCCCGCCGGGGCTGTTATCGGCGGCGGCATCGGCTTTGCGATAGGCGATGAAATAGCCGACCTGTTGGAAAACTATGCCGGGAAAAGAAAACCGCAACCGCTGGTAGTCGAGTTAACCGAATCGGGCAAACGGATGATGGAGGGCGCCGCTTACGAGATGGGCGGCCAGGCTATCGGCCCTGCTTTAAAAGTGGTAGGCGAAACGGCATTAAAATCACCTGCCATAAGATACAGCGTTGAAGCCGGCAAAGAAATGCTGGGCAAGGCCCCGGCCATGACTAAAGCCGAAGTGGAGCGCTTGGCCGGAAGGTTTTTACACGCCAATACATCCAAGGGGCCGATCATTGCCAAAAACATCGAAACCGCCCAGGCGATTGAAAAGCAGATCCCCGGCCTTAAATTTACTTTCGGCGAAATGACCGGCGATCCCGGCATTATAAAACTGGAACGCGCAACCATGCGCGAACCCGGTGGGTTTGCCCAGGAAATGATCGAGCGGCAGAGGGCGAACGATGCCGACATTAAGTTTGCCCAGGAAATGATCGAGCGGCAGAGGGCGAACGATGCCGCCATTAAAAACGCGATTACAAGCCGCAGGCCGCAAGGCGAAATAGGTGATGTGATAGAAACCCTTGGCTCCCAAGAAAAAGCGGCCAGCGAGGCTATTGAAGCGGCTCAACAGCGCCTATCATCCGAAACTGAAAAGATGGGCATGGGCATAGGCTCCTTGGAGGCTGGACAGACGATCAGGGCTGAAGCAAAAGCCGGTGAACAGGCGGTAAGCAAAAAGGCAAGTGAACTCTTCGGTGAAATACCGAACGAGCCGGTGGATGCAAACGCCGTTTTAAATAAAATCGATGATTTGACAACGCCAGCAGATCCGTTTGAAGATATCACCCAAAATATACCGGAAGAATTCGCAACGATCAAAGATGCGCTATTGGAGTCAAACGGGCAATCCACGGCCCAAAGCCTGCAAAACCTCAGAAGCCGGTTGGTACAACGCCTGCGTGATATGCGCAGCGGTATGGAGCGCAACCGCTTTAAAGAGTCGAAACTCTCCCAGCTAATAGGCTCTATCGATGAGTCGCTTGACGCCGCCGGTAGCCTGCCGGGGCAAGCCGGAGAACAATTGAAAGGCGCCAGGGAATTTTTCAAAAAAGAAGTTATTCAAAAATTCCGGCAGGGCAATGTTGGCGATATTTTAAAGCCGGGCCGGGAGGGATACCGGGTTACCGACGCCCAAGTGGCGAGCAAGTTTTTCAAACCTGGCGCCCCCGGCAAACAAGCCGCCCAGCAGTTTAATGCCGCCATTGGAACCAACGCCAAAGCAAAGCAGGCCATTGAAGACGCCGTAAAACAGGATTTACTTTCAAAGTTTGCCGGGGAAGAAATCACCGAAAACGGCCTCAGGCGTTGGCTTAACAGAAACAAGCAGGCCCTTGACGAGTTAGGTTTGACCGATAAATTCGGTGATCTTAAAAAAGCGCGAGAGCAGTTGACCGACGCCTTGCAATTCCAAAAAGATTTCCAGAAAAGTGAGGCGGCAAAGATTATCGGAAGTGATCCTGATATCGCCGTTAAAACCGCATTGGGCGCCAAAAATACCGGCAGGGCCGCAGCTAGCCTCATGGCTGCCACAAAAGGCAACAAGCAGGCCCAGGCCGGGCTTAGAAACGCTTTGGAAGATTACATGTTAAGCCAAAGCAGCAATTTTGAAACCGGTATGGTAACAAAAATAGATACGCTGGATAAACTAACAAAAAAATATAGGCCGGCGCTAAACGTTTTTTACAGCGGCGACAAGGAAGCTTTGAAAGCATGGGATACGGCAAGGCAGGCTTTTCGGATCGCTCAAAAAGAGCGTAAAAGTCCTATCGGCACCGGGAGCGATACGGCAGAAAACGTTCTCACATCGGTTTACAAAGCGTTGGGGGTTTCAAGCGGAAGAGTTGGAACGCTTGTCAGAGCCATATTAGATCCGCTTAAAAAAAGCGAGATGAGCAAAGTAAACGCATTGGTAAATAGAGCATTGCTGAATCCCGATTATGCATATACGCTCATGCAGATAGCAAAAAAACCTTTACAAAAAAACGGGCAACTTCCAAGGCATTTACAGCGCCGGTTATCGCAACATATAGCGGTCATAGGCGGCGCGACATTAAGACCACTAGAAAATAAGGAGCCCGCCCAATGACATACTTTCCGGTAACCGCCCCATATAATATTTTTACAGATACAGATGGCGAGCCGCTTGAAGACGGTTACATCTATATAGGTGAGGCAAATCAAAATCCGATTACAAATCCGATTACCGTTACCTGGGATGTCGCCGGCCTTTATCCGGCCGCACAACCGATTAGAACAATTGGCGGTTACCCGGATCGTAACGGCAGCCCGTCTAATATCTATGTCAATGCAGGGGCCTTTCAGGACTATTCAATTTTAGTAAAAGAAAAAAGTTTAAGGCGAGTATATTACAGCCGAAGTGTACGGTTTGATTTAATAGCCAATGCTAATAGCATCGACAAAATAGATGATCTTAGAAATATCGTCGGTTATAATCAACCGATTTATGTTCGCGGGCATACTACTTTAAGTGATGGCGGCCATGGCAATTTCGAATGGTTTGAAGGTGCTGCGCCGGGAACATATGTTGACGATAACGGTTGCACCATTGTTCCTACCGGTGGAGACGGCAGCGGGGCGTGGATACGGCAATATAATGGGCCTGTTCGTGTGAAATTTTTTGGAGCGGTCGGTGATGAAATAATAGATGACTATAATGCAATTCAATCGGCATTAGACAAAGTGAGTGCTGGCCAGGTATTAATTTTAGATCCCGGTAAATATCGAATTTCAGCCGAACTTGTTCTAGGTGACCAATGCGGAATTGTAGGTGCGTCGGGATATGACAACAGCACCATCGTCGCAGATAGCGGTGTAAACTGTATAAGAATTACTCCAACCACAGGATCTTTTACCAAACATCAAAGTATTCGTGGTGTTACGTTTCGAAGCTCAGGAACAGGAAGCACGGGTATAATAGGATCAACATTATATACATATACTTTTGTTCTCGAAGACTGCCATTTTGATGCATCTTTAGAAACCGGAGCAAGTGCTAATTTTATTGAATTAAGATCAACGAATAATTTTTGGGGTTACTATGGTGGCCTTATAAATATGGTAAATGGTCTTGAATGCAACGGAATTGCCACGACATCTGAAGCAAATCATAATATTATCACCGGAGACGTTTTTTCCAATTTAACTGGTGATGCAATAGTCGTAACCGAGGGATGGGGATTGCAATTGATAGGCGCGACAGTTGATAATATCGATGGTTATGCAATCAGCGCAACCGGAGGTTTTACAATATCAATTGTCGGCGGTTGGTTTGAACGATGTGGCAACGGAACGACCAAAACAGGTATATTTGAGCTTGTTTCAGGGACTTCTGGAATTTTTGTCTTTAATATGAACGGCGGCATCATACAAGTTAACACGACTCAAAATAATAAAATTTTCGAAGATGCCGGCAGCAGAGTTATAAATTTAACATCAGTCTCATTTGCCGGGCTTGCTACCGGATCATTTTCAATTGGAAACAATCCCGCCCGAGTTGTATTAAATGATACATGCTATTATCCCGGCGGATTTAGCGATATCGATTATAATAAAATAATTCCTGATTTAGGATCAAGCTATCGATCATTCAATGAAATTGATGACGATACTGGGTCAACGGATTATTACACCAAGATTTTAAAGCACGATAATGCTACATTTAGTGGATCTATACTTGGTTTACATGCTAAAAAAGCTGCGTCGGGAACATATAATTTTCTGAGAGCCAGGGCAGACATAGACGGATCTCCAATAACAATGCATACTCTTGCCGGTAACGGGACCGCTTATCATGGCAGTAGTGTAACAATTGCTGATGGAACATGGAATGGCGGCCATTTAATCTTAGGAACATATCATTTGTGGGTAGATGCTACCGGGGATTTACGGATAAATAATGGAGCACCAGGCGGCGATTTTAGTGGTGTAGTTGTCGGAACTCAAACATAGACCGATTTTCCGGTAACGTTCTCAATCTCTTCCCGAAACAATTTTTCATCCGAGTTTTCATCGGAGAGATGAATCAAATAGATTTTTTCAGTTTTTGACAAATCCATGCAGTTAAAAAATTTAACTACGTTCGACAACTCAAAATGGCTTTCCCGAATCCGGCGCTTTGTTCCATTATCAAGCGCCGTGTTTTTTTGTAGCAGGGCTTCGGAGTAGTTGCACTCTACAATCCAGTGGGTCACGCCTGCAAATTCGTAATCAATGCGGGCCGTGTCCGTGGCGAACAGAATTTTTTTGCCGGAAGGGCTGCCGATCAGAAAGCCGAGCGGTTCGGCGGCGTCGTGCCGGACGGCAAATGGTAAAATTTTCCAGGCTTCGAATTCAAACGATTTTTCAGCCTTAGCGATCAATGCGTTAATACTGCTCTGCCTGTCGAGATTGAGTGCATTCAATGTGCCTTGCGATGCAAAACAAACAACGCCCATTTTAAGCAAATCTTTGATAGAGCATGAATGGTCCTTATGCTCGTGGGTAAGCAACGCGAAATCAAGCCGCGACAGGCTGAAATTCGAACGTTTCCGCAATTCCTTGATGCTGATACCGGGATCTATTAAAATGCTCTTGTCGCCGTCCTCAATGATATAGGCATTGCCTTTTGAGCCGGTGGCAAGGATTTTAATTTGGAACATCGTCGCACCATATCGCCTTTTTATCTCCGGCAAATTGATTTTGTACGAATTTATTTTGCGGCAAAAAAAACGGCCATCGATCAGCCGGGAACCTACCAGCTTGTTTATCGCGAATGATCTCCATTGATACCGCAACAATCGGCCTGCCATCGGCCCACGCCTCACACATCATCGTTTCAGGATTACCCACAGCATTAGGTCCATTTCTATTTCTTCTTGCATGTTGGTTCCTTTCACATCATTCTCCACAAACATAAATGGGAGACAGCCATCTATATTCGAAAACCCTATCTCCATTCCTGGGCCCAAGCCAGTACCCATGCCAGTGAGCGCGGCGTAAATGGGGCGCCTTTTTCTTTCCTTCCGCTATTGCTTTTTCGTAACTGTTTCGTAAAACATCCCCTGTTTTAACACCAACATTCCAGTATTTTACGCCTTTCGGCTCGAAGAGACGATTGCCTTTTTTAGTTTTTTTATACTCGGCCCTTTTGGGACTGATCCCAGGTATCCGATCATTATCAATATCAGGCTCTTTTTGGCAGAGATATAGAAGTAAACTGATATAAGGCTGTATGAAATTTGTATAAAAATCTTGCCGCGAATAATGTAAAAGCCATTCTTTATCTTTTTTTTTAAAGTCTGTTTCTTTCAATGCACTGTCGACAATATATTCTAAGCTCTGTTTAATTGTTATGTTTTTATCCAATTTGAGAACCAATGGCATACAAATAAAATCATTATCATTTACTATTAGCAGCCTTAAATAAAATTCATTTTCTATCGTTGAATAATCGAGATGTGCAAAAAATCCATGAATAATACGTTTGTCTCCCCAATCGAACCCTTTGGTATCAAAAAATATGCAATATTCCGGCAACCTCAACAACACATCCATCGGGATATTGCCGTTTATTTTCGTCGATATAATACTCTTAAATATATCATTATCAAGACGATAAACGCCCTTGGAGAACATCCAGTTTACAGCCGCAGTTAATTTACTGGATTCTAAAGAAAGTAAAAATCTAACGTCGCTTTTTTTAATATTGGAATATTTTTCTTTATTGGCGAAAATGACGAACTGTTCAAATAATTCTATCGGAAAAAGTACCTGTTTAGGGAAGAGTTTGCGGCAGTCTTTCATTACTTTTTCAGATAGTTTGAGCCAATTTTTTATCGGGTATTCTGATTTTATTTTTAGCAAAAACCTTTCTGGAAGTGTTAATTCCATTTTGGTTCCCATTTGGTTCCTTTCCGGTGTCGGTGCGGTACTAATTTAGATAAGCCGCGTAATAAGCCGTCATCCCCTTAGCAACCCAGGCGGCAGGATCATCTTTATCAGCGCATTTTTCAAAAAGCCAATTGAAATATGGCCTATCCCCCTGTTTGTCCCAAAGGCATTTATTTATAAACGGCCTTGAAAGCTGGCCCTTAAGGATATCCGGCATCGTCAGCATTATTTCGTCAAGATAGGGGTGAAAATTATTAAAAGAGTCAGGCGCAGCCCCTGATTTTTCTTTTATAATTTTCTTTTCTTTTCTTTTAATAGGTAGAGGCTCGGTTGGTAACTGGGAGTTACCAACTGGTAACTGGGAGTTACCAATTTCAGATTTTGGTAACTGGGAGTTACCAAAAATTTTCTGTTCGATAACCGAAATTTTACGTTTTTTGCCACGCCCGGTAATTTGGAGATACCCTTTATTTTTAAGCCGCATGATTATATTTTTAGCATAGTCTTTAGATTCTCCTATACGTTTTCCTATCTGCTCATTATTCGGCCATATGTTACCATTTTCGCCCAAATGAATTAGGATCGAAACCAAAAGGTTTTTTTCAGCATGGGGTAAAATTTTTCTGTCGATTGCTTGAATTGATTTTATTGTTTTGAATATGTCCACCGGAAAAAAATCCTTTCCAGGGTCATAACGAGGATTGACAATTTCAGCGGGGATGATATGTTTAGCAGCAGCACTAGAGGTCATTATGACCCTTTCCATTTTAAAACCCTCGGCGAGTCCGTCTAAAGAAACGCCGGGGGTTTTGCACTTTAGTTGAGTAAGAACGATACCCGCCACCATACCACCTGACCAAAAAAAAATCCAAAAAAATCCTATTAATGATACAACCTGCCGAAAAAATGAATATAATATCGATATGCAAATTTACGGCGGCAACCATATTCGCGTAATTTTACCGGGCCTGGTATATCTCGAAGATGGACCCGGCCCCGAAACTATTGCCATGGATCCCGACAAAATTATCCAGGACATAAAAAAACTAATGCCCCTAAAAAATCTGCGGATAATATACCGTGACGAGTACGGGGATTTTGATGAACTGATAATAGAAAACGATTATTTTTCGCTGTTCCGGCGAATCTCTCCCGCCGATCCCGATCTGATCCGAGTTAAATTTCTTCTCAACCGATATCATGTGTGAAATCCCCTACTCGTAAATACGCTATTGACCACATAACTAACTGATGTCACAATAATTTGATGGAATCGCTACCGATCATTTACAAACTGGCCGCCCGTTACAATATACGCTATCCGCAATACGATTACTGGCATTTTGTAAGCGCCGGATGGATCGGCTACAGCAACGCTGTGAGGCTGTATGACGGCGATAAAAGCAGCCTTTCGAACTGGGTCCACTTAAAAGTCGGGCTTGCCATGCGGGATGCCGCCCGCAACGAAATTGAAAATTACCGTGACGGCAATCACAGAATTTTTGTAAAAAAATACCAGTTGAACGAAAATTTTACTGATCTAAAAATCAGAGTTGACGATATCTATCAAAAAAATTGTATCGCCGTATCGATCGATAAGCTGACCCCGCGAGAGCGCGAAATCATCCTCCACTATTACTACCTGGGCCGCACACACAAACAGATCGGCGCCCGATACGGCGTTAACGAGCACCGCATCAGCCAGTTAAAAAAAGAGGCTTTAAGACGGCTCAAGGGGCATTTAATCCGAAAAAAAATTACAGGTGGACAATGATTAAATATCTAAAACTATTAATATTTGTAGTCACCGTATTGCTGCCGCAGATAACCAGGGCGGACGAAATCACGTTCGCCTGGGATTACGGCGACACCTCCGCCATTGACGGTTTTAAACTGTATTCCGGCCCCAGGGGCATCGATGAGACCGGCGAATGGGTCAATAAATATAGGCCGGAACCACTGGCCGAAGTGGCCGCGGATCAATTAACCGCTACGGTTACCGAACCCGGTATTGCCGGTGAGAGTCGCAATATCTGTTTTGTTGTCAGATCCTATCGCGGGGATAGAGAAAGTACGGATAGCAATTATGTCTGCCAAATCATAGACAATACGCCGCTATCGGCCCCGGCAGGGTTAACCGGCATGTATGATGTAAGCGGAAGCATCGTCACACTAAACTGGACCCAGGCCGACGCGGAGCGGGCAAAATTCTGGCTGATCTACTACAAATTGCCCGATGGCGATTTTACCGAATTGGGCCGGGTAGACAATACCGGTCAAACGGATGTCACCGTGTCTTCCGTATTTCGCGCTCTGCTCGACGGCCAACAGGCCGATGTCACTTTTGCGGTTGTAGCGTACAAAAATTTTGATGTATACTCGCCCAACAGTGACGAGATTATAGTACATATCGATCGATCCCAAATGACGCCCCCCGCCCCAACGGGATTTCGGATATCCGCCAGGATAGTTGTGGAGTGATTTGTATTTTCGACCCAATAGGGGTAACCCCAATAGTATGGTATGAGGTTAAAAAAAAGTACTAAATACTAGCATGTAATAAGATATGAATAATTTTAAAATTTTGGATTCTATTTGGTTTACCGCTATTGGTGACCATATTGGGATTATTATCGGCGAAACAGAGGACGGAAATAGAAAAGCATATATCAACGCTATACGCGGCGATAATTTTGATGAGGACATTAAAAAGATAGCTAAATGGGGCGCACCGTTTCCATTAGATGCCGCATATGAACTTTTTAAACACTTAAAACCGAATGAATAAATATCAATATTTTTTGACATAATAAATTATTTTATGACATCATAAAAACAGCAAGATGAAAAAACAGAGATTGAATGGGTCCGCCGCCGGGGATCGGCCCCGGCGGTAACAAAACTCATGGCCCGCACCATGGCCGAAAGCAGGCAATTATGGATAAATCGGATATAATCTCTATAGCTAAAGATCAGGGCCTTAATCTCGCGGAAGATACCGCCATGGCAGCCGCGAAAACTGCGCTGAGTCTGCTGCGGATCATCCTGCCTAAAGTAAGCCGGGGATTCGGGCTGGCGTTTAATCTGTTTTTGGATAGCTACGAATTTCGGATTTTTGAATTGCTCGACCAAATAGACGGAAAAAAAGATGCTGAGCAGTGATCGAAAATTGGCCGGAGATCATGTCAGGTGGTATATGTCGATCCTGCGCGAGCAAATGGAATCGTGGCTGACGATGACCGAAAAATTGATGCTGGAAAATTTCATCCACGGCATAAAACACGGGCGGGAATTAGAGATAAAAGAGCGGGGCCTTGAAGCGGGGCCCAACGGGGCCGGAGTTGATTCAAAAGCCGGGGCCGAGTAAATTTTTCAAATAAAAAAAACCTAATAATATCAATGGGGCCGACCGGGGCCGAATCAGGGCGGCCCCGGTCTTGGCTTGACAGCTTCAAAAAAAATAAGTTAGTTTCTGAGAGAGGCCATAAACGCCTGCGGGAAAAACAAAGCCAGTTCGTCCCTTGCGGGCGTTTTTATTTCCAGGGAACTTCAGAATCAGGTATATCATTTGGCTCCAGTGTTTTTATGTATTCTTCAGCTTCTATCCGCGTTAATTCTCGGATTTTTTCGATCCGTCTCCCAACGAACTCCGATAGGTCATCAAAAAGAGTATATTTTTTGCCGGCGGCTTTGGCCATGGCAACGATTTTTCCGGCCTGTTCGTGGTTCGCCCGGTCGGTCTCCGGTTCCTGATCCGGTTGGGCGAAGTCCAGCATTTTCGGCGCGTGGTCAACCGGCTCTAAATCCTCCGTAACCACAAATTCTTCGTCATGTTCCGCTGCGGCCGCGATTGATTCGTTCCCGCTAGACTTTATTATTGAGCGGCAAAGCCGGTGGACTACCGTTTTAGTAGTCATTTTTTCGGGATATTTTGCGTGATTCGAGCCTGGGTGTAGAGATCCGTCCTGCCGCACGACCGGCTCGCCTTTGTATTTCAATTGCGCGTTTCTCCAAGTCTTTTTGATATCTTCCATCGTCATGATATCCGCATCGATAACCTGGCCGGATTGATCGACCGCAACGGCATAGGCCGCGATGATTTCAGAGTTTAGACTTTGGATTGTGGGCTGATGTTTGGTGATCTTATAGCAGCCGTTTACGACCTCAAAATCGAAATTATCCCCTTCACGAACGACTTTTGAGTTTATTGCCGCAATGCGTTTGTCCTCTCTTTTTGCGACCATAATACTACCGGAATAATCCCTAAGTAGCTGAAGTTGATCGCCGTAGGGCACGAATGAGCATTGTCCTTTTAGCGGGTTCAACCCTTGGCAGACCATAGATAAAACGGCTTTGTACTTCGATTCTGGAGTACACAGTTGAAAATTATTATTTTCTGAAAAAATAATAGCCACCGCTTGCATGGCCGTATCGATTGTGTATGCATCATGATAATCAGAGATATTAATCTCTGCCTTAAGCCGCGAGGCGATACGCGCCACATCATTTTGTTGATATTGCGATGCATTTCGCATTAATAGTGATCCTCCATTTTTTGTTTAAAACCGGAAAAGCTTATGCCCAAAAAAATACAAATAGAACATTCGTATTTAAAAAAATACAAATAGAATATTTTTAGTATTATTATTTAATAATAATCCTCCAGCCCGTCTTTTAGTTTTTTGTTTGTTACCATCCTATTTACTTCAAGTTTTGCCATCGATCTTAGTTGCTCCGCGACCTCCTTCGGTGATTCATTTTCCGCGATATCCGCGGCGAATTCAACGTCGATCCGCATCGATTCAAAATTGCCCATATTGATAGTTCTGCCGTAGTTAACTTTAACTGATCTAATTTTCATTTTTGATTCAATCTCCTGTAGTATTCAATTTGTTGTCGTCGCAACTCCATTTCCTGCGCTTTTTGCATACCTTCCATGACTGAGTTTAGCGGGCTTGTAGTTTGGATATTATAATTATAGGGTTGTGGTTGTTCGCGGGGTTGCTGATACATCTGATAATTATTATAGCGTTGCTGCTCTTGTAGTTGTTTTCGCTGTAAATCGAGTTGTTCTTGCTGGTATTGCTGTTGTTGTTGCATATATCGATTAAATTGCGGATCGAATGCATATGCTGATGATGACGTAATAATAATAATGATAAAGATTATTTTTGATATGTAGTTCATCAAAACGGCCCTCCTTGAGCCAGGGTAACCAGTTGGCAGGTAATATCATTACAAATAATCCAGCGTTCGCCTAGGGGATACAGGTCAAAATTCCACTCAACCCAGCGGTAAAACATTATTCTTCCCTCCGCCAGCCGATGATCTCGCGCCAGCATCTATCACATAATTCGTGCTCTGCTATTTCGGGGTCATTACTTAACGTATAGTAGTCGCAACATTTGCAGTAATTATCATTAGTCTCCATTGAGACCCCTTTTTGAAAAATATAATTAATCCTCATAGATATAATATTCGATTTTCCAATTTATATCCGACAAGTCCTCAACGTCTTTTAGATCGTCGCTAGCTACAAAATAGTATGCCGTCAAGGTAGCATAGTCGTCTATATCGTATGTTGCCGAGAACTCATCATATCCATGCCATTCCGTCCCATTGGTTACTCGGTTTGTATATTCGCAATTCATCGCTTCAACCGCTTCAACCGCATCGATTCCGGCTATCTCTATGGCCTGTTCTCTGTTTAGTTTTTTCATTTCGATCCCCTTGATTAAAATTGTTTTGTAAAATATATATTGGCTTTTTGTAATTAAACTTAAGATAAATGTTTAACAAAAAAAATACAAAAAATAAATAATTATTTACAAAAGATGGTACGATAATGTATAAAAAGGTAACAAAGGAGGTCGTAGTTATGCTGAAAAAAACGAAATATGAAATCGTAGCCGTAAGATTGAGTGAAAAAGACAAAGCCGCATTGGTAAATAGAGCCGAAAAAGAGCGATTAGGAATGAGCTCGTGGATTAGGAATATTATAATCCGTGAACTAAGAAAAGATACCGAAAAGATTGAATAACATTTAAAAAAAAAGGATCGATCATGGAACTGAAATTGCTGAAGTTGGAGCTCCAAAATTTCAAGGGAATCAAAAAATTCTGTCTCAAAACCGGCGGTGAAAATATCATCGTTCAAGGAAAAAACGGCATCGGAAAAACAACACTGGCCGACGCCTGGTTCTGGCTGCTCACAGGTTCGAACCTGGACGGACAGGCGAAATACAATATCATTGAGCTGGACGATGGGTCGGTCCCGTTAAATCATCAAAACGCCGAAGTCCAGGCCCAGATCCAAGTCGGATCGAAAAACGTCATGCTGCAGAAAACCTACCGGCAGATCTGGCGTAAAAAGAGGGGCCAGGCCGAGGCCGAGTTTTCAGGCCATACCACAGATCATAGATGGGATGGCATTGACGTTTCGGCGAAAGAATACCAACGTCGATTGGATGAGCTATGCCCTGCTGCAATTATCCGATCCCTTACGGATGTACATCATTTCTGCGGTCGCCTCCGTCCCGACGACCGGCGCCATGAGTTGATCTCGCTTGCCGGTGAAATCAATATGCTATCTATCTGTGAGCAGTACGACGACCTGCACGACCTGCCGGATCTGATCGGCGACTATACCATTGCCGACTTCGAAAAGAGGCTAAAATCACAGCGCAAAGAATCGCAGAAGTCACTAAAAGAAATCCCTATCGAAATAAATTCGAAGAGGGAAGAGATAGCCGACATAGACGGCCTGGACGAAACAGAGATACGCGGCAACATTGCAGCCCTTGACGAACAGATATCAGGCATCAAAAACGAATTGGTCGCCCTGGGCAATGGGTCGAGAATTATGGAACTAAAACGGCAACGGGCGGAAATTGAGGGGGGCTTGATCGATCTTGCCAACCGTGCCCTAAAAAAAATAGCGGGTATCGAAAAAGAGCGTGATGCATATTTTGCACAAATTGCGTCATGTGAGTCTGATGCTGACCTATTCCGGCGGGAGATCAGCCGCATTGATGCAGAAATTGCAACAAACAGATCCGATGATCAAAAACTTGTGGCGGCCTGGCGCGAAATATCCGCCGGGGGCAAAAAATGCCTGACCTGCGGGCAAAAGTTGCCGCCTGAGAGCGTCGAAAGTCAGCTTAATGAGATCGTTGATAAAGGCAAACGGCTTGCGGAGGAATTAGCCGGATTAAACGCCATGCGCCTGGAAAAACTCGAAAAAATAAAATTATCGGAGCAAGCGGCAGCCGAGGCAAGGCTAAAAGTCGACACCCTGGCCGACGTTGCAAAAAATGCAACGTCGAATGATGTCGATATAATCGCTCTTAAAAAGCTAAAAGCCGAGGTTGAAAGCGCAATTGAAAATAAGGGGTTGGATATAGAGCCGGAAAAAAAGCGGCTTGAACAAGACCTGGGGAGCTTTACGCGAGAACTCGAAGCAGAACAAGGCAAGCTGTCTTCGATTCGATCCGCCGAGCGCACACGGGAACGTATCGCAGACAAAGAGGCCATGCTCAAGGCTGCCGCGATTGAATATGAGGAGTGTGAACGCCAGCTTTACATGCTCGAACTATATGGCCGAAAACGCTCTGAATATATTGAGGAAACCGTGTCTCAGAAATTTGAGATCACGGCCTGGAAGCTGTTTGAGGAGCAGATTAACGCAGGATCGCGGGAGATATGCGAGGCCGTTTACCAGGGGGTGCCTTACAGTACGGATTTGAACACCGGCGCCCGCATCCAGGTCGGCCTGGACGTGATCAAAACGCTATCTAAACATCACGGCGTTAAGATGCCTATTTTTATTGATAATGCGGAATCCGTAACAAACTGGATGATTGATTTGGATAATCAATTGATTCGGCTGGTGGCGGCGGCGAATATTGATAAATTGGAGGTAGTTAATGCAGATTAAAAAATTAGAAGATGGGATTTATGAAATTTGGGAGCGTCCGATTCGGGGATACGATTGGCAGTTAATTAGATCAATCGGAAAAGGTACTTACGCCATAATTGCCGGTAAAACTGATAATGATGATGACGAGGAAATCATTATCGAAGAGTGGGACGCACCGGAAAAAAGAGCGATTTGGGATAATGCACAACTTTTACAAGTCGTTGCGTGGGCATACGACGAAATATTGGATACATTGAAAAATGAAACAGTTACATCTGTTTCCGACAGTGATATTTGAAGCTGAATTAATCGCAAAATCAAAGCGCAATGCATTTTATGCAATACGCATTGTCGAACATTGCGGAAATTACACAGTTGAAAAAGAATCCGGTATCAACGGCAAAGTCTGCGACCGGCGCACCTGGCCGATGAAAAACAGGGAAACGGCCATTAAATTTTTCAATCGGAAAATCAAACAAAAAATGAATCCGGCCAGGGGGTCGCCGCGTGTCTACAAAAAAAAGCGGTCCGCCGGCCAGCGAACCGCTTAGATACAACAACCAAAGGCTGCAATATTGATTGATGGATTTATTATGGATTTGAATTCATTGCCTGTCAACTGATCAGGCGGCCCCGTGGCATAGAGCCGCCCGAAAAAGGAAAGAAGCGTCAATGGACGATATCAATATTATGCGGCCTAATCGATCAAAATATTAAGCTATTTTTCACGTTGCATTTTTTGCAACGTCGATTTAATCAACATTGCATTTTTTGCAACGTCAATTGAATATTTTGGACTTTACACGGTCGCGGAATCCTAATAACCTGTTTTCCAAAATCATCATAAAAAGCCGGGATTGAGCCCCGGATTATTTTTTGTTCTTTAAAAAAAAATAAGAAAAGCCCATCCACTGGGGATGGGCTTTTCTATTTTATTAACCGTTTACGAAGTAAAAAAGCTCCGATCAAAGACGTTTTTTTACTTCCGGCGAAAATCTTAGCTACTACTCCAGATGAGCCTCATAGACCATGCTGACGAATAATAACTGACTCCTGAAATATCCCCATTAAGCTGATTTTGTCAAGTTTGATTTTCGCTAGAAAGGATAACATTGACAGCAACAGCCATCAACTTTGATACTGAAATATCTGAAAAATCATCAAAATCTCTATTCATCGAGCAACCAAAATTTAAATTCACTAAAATTGCAAAAAATCTGCATGGGCTTATGATGACCGGTTGTTCAAAATGTTCGGCCGCCGCATATCAGACCTATAGTTTTTGCATTTCTATGCATCCCGATAGTATCATAACCCCCGGCAAGGTAGCTGCAGCGATTTCCAGCATTGCAAAACGCAATGGCGGCAAGACGGTCAGCGAACAAACAATCCGAAAACATTTTGCCCAGCTTGAAAAAGTGGATCTCGTTGAGCGTGAATATTTACGCGATAAAGACGGCAAGTTTTTGGGTGGCATATGGCGGTTTTTTTCTTTGACCACGCAAGGTAAAAAAATACCGGCGGTCGATGATGGTAAAAACCTCCAGGATATAAAAGAAAAAACGGACGAAACACCCGCAGAAACGCTTGGTAAAAAAATACCGACGGCTTATAATAAGGAATGCGCGCGCGATTATAAGACTAATAGTAAGACTAACCACCCCCCAAACCCCCCGCAGATTGACAACCCGCCGGACGACAAAATAGAGGTTGTGGTTGCCCTTAAAAGGCTAATAAAAAAAATCGAATTAAGACGGGATTTCAATTTGAAAACATTTTTAGAACTCGAAAAAATCGGTTTGACCACAGGGCAAATGAAAACATTGATTGGTATGCTAAATGATTCATCAGCCGAAGGTTGCGGCTGGCTTGTATGGAAAGCCAAATATGTCGGGCCTAATTCGATAGATGATTACGATTTATTAGCGGCCGCAGAAAAACAAAGAATTGCAAAAGAGACTAGCATATCATTAGAAGCAAAACATATGAGTGGGCAGAAAGTCGTTGGATTTAAATCTGGAGCACAGAAGATGCGAGAGCATCTGAGAAGTAGGAAAAAATAATTATGGCGACAGCTAAACCTGTAAAAGATGAAAGCGGAAAATGGCATATATTATTGATCCCTGATGATAATGAAGAAAGTGGCATATGCCTTATGGCGGGGCCGGATTTTGATTATGAAGATATTCTAAATAATTCTATTAAAAGCGTCACAATCGATGGGGATCAAGCATTTACAATAGATTTTGAAATCCTGATTAATGAATTCATTAATGATATGTCAACAATAGAAAGTATGGAAGTGGTTGCGCAAATAAAAGACATACTGGATAGATGTTCAATAAAATGCAAAAAATTACTTTCCAGAAAATTTGGTTCTCCGATTGAGAAAATGTTTTGGGATGCCTCAAGACAGGAATGTAATTGGTTATTGTTTGGTCTAAGATATCAATATAAAGTAGAAAATTATACTTTAGACTTTGCATTTATTCGCGGTGATTTTAAACTTGCCATTGAAATAGATGGTCATGAATTCCATAGCACTAAACAACAGAGAACCAGAGACGCAAAACGAGCTAGAAAATTATCAGAATTGGGATGGGAAGTAATAAGGTTTACTGGAAATGAAGTCTATAAAGACGCTGTTGATTGTGTACTACAAACATGTAAAATTATTTATAATAGAACTGGGATTGAAATGTATAATGTTTAACATTTCAACGGCGATTAAAAGAAATGAGTACTACAGATGAGTGACTACCTCCCATCCGAAATCAGATACAAAAACGAAGAGGCCCGGCGCAAGGCCCTGGAATTCGACCTGCGCCAGCGAATCAGAACCGAAATAAATTTTATGTCTCTCCGTCAAGAAGACCGCGACGCTATTCGGCAGCAGTACCTTGCAAGCCGGGATTTCAACCCCAATATCCCCATGCGTGATAACGATTGGGTGGCCCGGCTGGCGTACCATCGAAGTGACCTGGAATTGATCAGGGATCATGATTTTATGGCGTTTTATTTATCTACTCTGGAGTAATTTGAAATGGAAATGCCATTCGGAAAACATAAAGGCAAACAAATTCGATTGGTTCGACAATCTCTAGAAAAGCCTAAAACCATTGACATCAAAGCAAATCCGAAATTATACTGTAATCAGCGGCGGCCGTAATCAACCTTTGAAAGCTGCTGTTTTACACCAACCCGAACCGCCGCTTAATCTAAAAATCATCGAAGAGGAGGCCTCATGTCTCCGACACAGCGGACGATAAAGCTATTGCGGGACGAATATTGTTTCGACCTTGTCGGAATGGTTGAGCGCTTTATTCACAATAAAAAAATCCCGGCAGGAATCCGTTCGGATCTTTACAATATCTTTGACATCATTGTCAGCGACCGAAGCGCCGGCATCATCGGCGTGCAAAGCTGCGGGACGGACTTTGCGGCCCACTACCGCAAAATCACGGAAGAATACAGCCGCAACGCCTCGATTTGGCTGCATTCCGGCGGGCGGATACTCCTAATCGGCTGGCGTAAATTAAAGTCGCAGAGGGGCTCTAAAACGTTTATAACGTCGCCGCGTGTTAAAGAGATATATCTAAAGGATCTAAAATGCAGCAATGCCGAAACTGCTACTACCGCAGCATAATCGGGTTTGAAAGCTGGTGCTGCCATCCGGCCATCGGCAAGCGGATCAAGGACACCGGCAGGAATTGCGCCGATCATATCTATTACGATTATAAGGGCGGCATTGGGCTAAAAAAAATGGGGTACGGAGAGATGATCGAAAAAGCGACAAAGCCAAAAGAAAAGACCTATCGCCTGATTCACGCCGGAACCGCGATAGAGTGCAAAGTCTGTGGGCTGACCTCATTTAACATCAACGACATCAAATTAAAATTCTGCTGTAATTGCAAACTCTACCATGACGACGAAGAAAAATGCAATGACACTTGAGCTGAAAGATATAGTATATTTAATAACTTACATATTATCATTCATGGGACTGCTAATCACCACGACAAGCCGATTAAAGTCATTGGAGAAGAAGTTTTATCACCAGGGGAAAGTGATATACGGAGACCGTGGTAAATTAAACGTAATAGATGCGGATACTTGCAAAAAACATAGGGATGATATATTTGTAGCAATACGAAGAAATGAGCGGATAAATGAGATGATGATTTCAAAACTGGATTATCTTAACGAAAATATACTTATCATCAAAGCCCATATGGGGATACATACGCCAAACGGGATCAGGCTGGATGTCAAAAAAGATAAAGATAACCTGTAAAACCGAAAAATACCTCCACATCGATGAGCTGGAATCTTTCCAGGGCGAGCTTAAAAGCATCGATGATGAAGCAATGGAAAAGCTAAAGGGGAGTATCCTCAAGTACGGGTTTTCTTTTCCAATTTTCGTTTGGAGATACAGTATTTTAGACGGCCATCAGCGGCTTGAGGCGGTAAAAAGGCTGATCGATGACGGGTATAAAATGGATGACAGGCGGCTGCCGGTGGTCGAGATCCAGGCCAAGAACGAAACCGAGGCGGCGGAAAAACTTTTGCTCATAAACTCACGGTACGCGACGATTGACCAGAGCGGATTTGATTCTTTTGTCGCGGATTATTCGATTGATTTGGGTGAGATTGAGGGGTTGCTGGAGATACCGGAGATTGATTTTAGTCTGCCTGAAGACGAATTTGAAGGTAATACCGATCCTGATGATATTCCTGAAGTTGAAGAAACTCCGGTCAGCAAGATGGGGGATATTTGGATTTTGGGTGATCATCGGCTTATGTGCGGGGATAGTACGGATGAAGATGATATTGAACGGCTGATGAATGGTGAAAAGGTAAATCTGATATTTACGAGCCCACCATACGATAATCAAAGAACATATGAATTGGCCGAAGAAATTAATTGGAACGATTTAATGTCAAAGGCTTTCGGGCATGATATTTATTCGGATAATTGTCAAATATTAGTTAATCTCGGATTGATTCATAAAGATGGCGAAGTATATCGGTATTGGGATTGGTTTATTGATTTCATGCGAGAAAGCGGCTGGAGGTTTTTTGGTTGGTATGTTTGGGACAAACTTAATGCGATATGTGGTGATTTTAAAGGACGTTTAAATTTAAGGCATGAATGGATTTTTCATTTCAATAAAAAAGGAATTAAGTTAAATAAAACAATACCATGCAAGCGTTTCGGCGATAAAGCTAATGGGACCGGAGTTAGGTTAAAAAACGGAAAACTAAAAGGGGCTTTAACAGGAGATGGTAAACCTATTAATGAATTTAAAATTATTGAATCTGTTATAACTCAAGATCCTGAAAAGGCGCGTTTAGGAATTAATCATCCTGCAATGTTTCCAATTAAATTGCCGAAAAAAATTTTAGAAACATTTCCTTGTAAAAACATCTATGAGCCATTTTCAGGATCAGGCACCACAATAATCGCCGCAGAACAAACCGGCCGCCGCTGTTTTGCCATGGAATTGTCTCCCAACTATGTAGACGTAGCAGTAAAAAGATGGCAGGAATTCACCGGCAAAGATGCCGTGATGGAATCAAACGGAAAGACATTTAACGATATAAGTGCCTGAATCGAGGTTTGGCAAAAAAGTTATTATCATGAAGTAGGTTGTTAAGGGAAAGCCTTGATTAAAATAACCTGTAAAACAGAAAAATACCTCCACATCGATGAGCTTGAAATATTTCAGGGCGAGCTGAAAAGCATCGATGACGAGAGTATGGAAAAGCTCAAACAGAGTATTCTTAAGTACGGCTTTTCATTCCCGATATTCGTTTGGCGATACAATATTATTGACGGTCATCAGCGGCTTGAGGCGGTTAAAAGGCTGATAGATGATGGACATGAAATGGACGATCGAAGCTTGCCGGTGGTAGAGATCCAAGCCAAGGATGAAACCGAGGCGGTGGAAAAGCTTTTGCTCATAAACTCACGGTATGCGACGATTGAGCAGGATGGGTTTGATTCTTTTGTTGCGGATTATTCGATTGATTTAGGTGAGATTGATGGGCTGCTGGAGATACCGGAGATTGATTTATCTATCGGTGATAATAATTCAGAAACCTTTGAAGATGTAAGTCCTGATGATATAAACCCGGATGAATATGATCTAAATACAATATGTCCAAGGTGTGGGTTTGAATTCAATAAGCTGGAACCTGAGTGATTTGAAATCAATCAAAAAGAACGGCTTAAAAGTGATGTCCACTTTTGCCTGCGGTGGTGGTTCTTCAATGGGTTATAATCTTGCTGGCTATGATGTTATAGCGGCAAATGATATAGATCCTGAAATGGCATGGCATTATAAAAATAATCTGAATCCGAAACATTATTTTTTATGCCCGATCAAAGACTTGATGAAAAAGGATTTGCCACAAGAAATATTTGGGATTGATGTTTTGGATGGCTCCCCACCTTGCAGCACTTTTTCAATGGCCGGTAAGCGTGAAAAAAACTGGGGCAAAAAGAAAAAATTTAGAGAAGGACAAGCCGAACAGGTTTTATCGGATCTATTTTTTGATTTTATTAGCTTTGCCGATTATATAAAGCCGAAGGTTATTGTTGCTGAAAATGTAAAAGGAATTATCCTTGGCAATTCAAAGGGATATGTAAGAGAAATAAAAAAGCGGTTTAAAGAAATTGGATATAATGTCCAAATATTTCTTTTAAATTCAAAATATTGTGGAGTCCCACAAAGTAGAGAAAGAGTGTTTTTCTGCTGTCTTAGAAATGATTTTAAGTTTAGAAAGCTTAAATTGAAATTGTCGGGAAATATTTTAACAGCAGGTTACGCTTGTAGTGATATACAGGAATTGACTGATGAAGAAATAAAGACATCTATCTTAGAACCAAAAGCCGCAGAATTATACCCAATGGTTAAAAAGGGCACATCTTTTCAATTTGCCCATAAGAAAAAATATGGATCAGGTAATTATTTCGGATATCAAAGATTGTCTGAATATAAACCAGCACCAACATTGTTAACTAAAAGCAAAAGTTTTCACCATTGGGATAAATGCAGATTACTAACATTTAGAGAATTCAAAAGGATTGGATCATTTCCGGATGACTACCAAGCGAAATCAATCAATATTGGCAAGTATATGGTAGGAATGTCGGTTCCTCCAAGGATGATAGAAAAGATTGCTATAGCGATTAAAGAGCAGTGGCTTTATAATGTAAGTACCTGAAATAACGCTTTAAAGGATTGAACATAAAAAATGGCTGGCAAACCGTTAAAGCAGCAAACGCTCACGATTGAGCAAATTGCAAGAGTGCTAAAAAAGAATGCCGGGTTGGTCACGCCGACAGCAAAAGCACTGAATGTGTCCTATCAGGCGATCCAGCAACGAATAAAAAAGAGTCCCAAGCTGCAAAAGATTCAAGAAGACATCCGCGAAGACATCGCCGACCTTGCTGAAAACGCCCTGTTTCAAAATATCAAAGACAAGAACATGACCGCCGTAATTTTCTATCTGAAAACCCAGGCCCGGCACCGGGGATATGTAGAGCGCAAGGAAGTCGAAGCAAACCTTGTCTCACACGACGATTGGGTAAAAAAAATGGAGTCCATTGACAAGCAAGGATCTTAAACGCCGCCTCTATCTGCGCGACAACATGCCCTACTATGCCGCAGAATTCCTATATATCCGCACCAAATCCGGCGAGATCACCCCGTTTGTCCTCAATACCGCCCAAAAGCACATTCATGAATCCATCGAAAAACAGAAAACCGAAACCGGCAAAGTCCGGGCGCTAATTCTAAAGGGCAGACAACAGGGATGCAGCACCTACGTAGGCGCACGTTTCTACCACCATACGACGCATTATCGCGGTATTCGCACGTTTATATTGACCCATGAGCAAGAAGCCACGCAGAACCTCTTCAACATGGTAGAGCGGTATCACCAATACATGCATCCCAATCTTAAGCCATCCACCGGGGCCAGCAACCGCAAAGAGCTGATCTTTGACGGCCTTGACTCCGGCTATCGCCTCGGCACCGCCGGAACCAAAGGCGTTGGCCGATCCGCGACAATTCAGCTTTTCCATGGCTCAGAGGTCGCCTTCTGGCCCCATGCCGATACGCACGTAGCCGGTATCCTGCAGGCAGTCCCCGACAAGGCCGGGACCGAAGTGATTTTGGAAAGCACGGCAAACGGCTTGGGCAATTATTTCCATCAGACCTGGCAGCAGGCCGAAGTGGGGGCAAACGATTACATCCCGATTTTCATCCCCTGGTACTGGCAAGACGAATACCGTACCCCACTGCCGGCCGACTTTGAATTGACCGAAGAAGAGGAAAAGTTTAAACGGATTTACAGCCTGAAAGACGAACAAATCCTTTGGCGCCGGAAAAAAATAATCGAATTAAAAGACCCGCTACTGTTCAAGCAGGAGTACCCCAGCAACCCCGATGAAGCGTTCCAGACCACCGGCATAGAATCGTTTATCTCGTCTGAAGACGTGTTAACGGCCCGCAGGCAGCCGCAGTATAAAACCCAGGCAACGATAGTCGCCGGGTTCGATCCGGCCCGCGAAGGCGACGACCGGGACGCCTTCATCTATCGCCAGGGGTTGAACGCTTACGGGCTGGAGTACAAAGATTTCAAAACGTTTCCCGAAAAGGTGGCCTACTGCATTGGCAAGCTAAAACTAAATGATCCCTATATCGCCATGCTATTTATCGACTACGGCGGCGGCGGTTGGGAAATTGGCGGTTTGCTGCGCGAGGCCGGGTTTGGCGACCGCATCAAAATAATCAACTTCGGCACCAAAGCCATGCGGGATGATAGCTATTTTAACAAGCGAGCGGAAATGTATGGCGAGTTGAAAAAATGGATCACCGATGAAAACGAAATCCCATCGATCCCCGATGATGACGCCTTGCACGCGGATCTCACTGCGGCGAGCTATAGTTATGACAGCAAGACGAGGCTAAAGCTCGAAAGAAAAGCGGAAATAAAAAAGAGGTTTCTACGCTCACCGGACGGGGCCGACGCTTTGGCCTTGACGTTTGCGTTCCCGGTCGGCAATCTGAAACGCAAAAAAGCCAGCCCTATTCCTACTAAATCGTTTTTTTAATTGACCTAACCTATCCATCTGATTTATATTTTAATTCATCCTGCCCAATGGTGGAGGCCGTGAGAACGGCTTAAAAACATCGGACTTGATCCTTATTTTTTAAGCTGAAGCGGCGGCCCTTATGCCATCAAAAGACCTCGTTAAAATCCACCGAACAGCCCTTAAAAATTTCGATTCGATCCAGGATGCCCTATGGGAAGAACGGGAGCAATGCCGGCTTGACCGGCGATTTTACTCCATAGCAGGCGCCCAATGGGAAAGCGACCTGGGGCAGCAGTTCAAAAACCGCCCGAAGTTCGAAGTTAACAAAGTCCACCTCTCCGTGATCCGGATCATCAACGAATACCGTAATAACCGCATTACGGTTGATTTTGTGGCAAAAGACGGCAAGGCCGACAAGCTTGCCGATACCTGTGATGGCCGATACCGCGCAGACGAGCAAGACTCCTGTGCGCAGGAAGCCTACGACAACGCTTTCGAAGAAGCGGTAGGCGGCGGTTTCGGGGCCTGGAAACTAAAGCCCTGCTACGAAGATGACGAAGACGACGAAAACGAGTACCAGCGCATAGAGTTTGAGCCGATCTATGATGCCGATTCATCCGTATTTTTCGACCTGAACAGCAAAAAGCAGGACAAATCAGACGCCCGTTATTGCTATGTGATCCGCTCGATTCCCGTCGACACCTATATCGACGAATACGACGACGACCCCGCCGGGTGGCCCAAAGACATCGACAAATCTGAGTTTGATTGGAGCACTCCCGATGTCGTTTACATCGCCGAATATTACCTCATCGAAGAGGTACCGAAAACCATCGAAGTGTGGGAAGACCTTTCCGGCAACGAAACCAAATACAGCCAGGAGGATTTTGAAGAGGACGAAAATCTGTTCGAAATGCTCACCGCCACCGGCAACCGCAAAGTCCGCGATAAAAAAACAGAACAAAAACGAGTCCACAAATACCTGCTAAACGGCGACCGGGTGATGGAGGATTGCGGATACCTACCGGGGTCGTGCCTGCCCGTGATCCCGGTCTACGGCAAGCGGTGGTATGTCGATAATATCGAGCGCTGT